CTTTGATTGATTGTATCCAAAAGCCAAAAGGTACTTGTTTTAGCCAATCATTAAAAGTTTCAGAAGTTGATAAAAATTCTGAGTAGGTTTGTGTTGGTATTTGTTTCATGAATACCACCTCTCAGCCCAACTAAACTTGACACCTAGTTTTTCTAGCTTTTCAATAAGTCTGATTGCTGTGGCTCTGACTTTACCGCCATACTGTGGACTAACATCTTCTGCTCTGTCCATAGTGCTACCAGATATGCAATCATCTAGAACCATCTTGTCGATGTCATCTAGCTCATCTGGTAATTTTTTGTCGTACTCAAGACTTCTATAAATCTTGCTACAACTATCCCAAACTTTTGATTCGGGATAAACAAGACGTACTGGATCTTTTACATATTGTCCAGTTGAGTATTCTTCGATGATCTCATCGGTCTTGTTATACTCACCGTATTTTTTGATCATGTCTTCTTCATAGAATTGACATGAGCATTCAACGATGCATTCTTCGGGTCTATCTAAAAGGATTTCCCTTTCGAGAGCCGTAAGTTTGATCTGTTCCATGTTAGTTAATAAAATAAATTAGTTAACGGAAAGAGGGGAGGTTCGAGTTAAAAAGCATATTCCTCTGGGGTCGCTTACCCATGCCCCCTCATAAAACACATTACCATAGATGTATACCTTTGTCAAACAATTGATAAATTACCTATAGACTTTTTGTATGAAATATGCCAACATAGAATACATGAATAACACAAAAAATTACCAATCACCTGTAGACATTCTTATTGAAGAGTTTGGTGGTATCAGACCACTTGCTAGAGCCGTAGGGCGTAATAGCGGTAGCATTTGGAAGTGGTCTAAATCTGGATTAGTGCCTTCTAATATGCAACAAAAGGTTTTAACTGTTTGTTGGGATAAAGACCTAAACGTAACACCCCACGATATTATTTTCGGTAGAAATTGATATGCAAGAAACATTATTTAAGTTAGCTGATCCAGAAACTAACTTTAGTAGTGTTCATGTAAAAGATTTTATTGTTAAACCTGTTTCTATACAGCAAGTTAGAAATTTTGTTGAAAATTGGCATTATTCTAAAAATATTAATGGATTAAGAGTTTCTCATGTGTTTGGTTTGTATCACAATAATGATTTAGTAGGTTCTATTATCTATGGGTCATTGTCTATGGCTAACACATGGCAAAAGTACGGCAATAGAGAAGACGAGGTGATAGAACTTAAAAGGTTATGTTGCGTAGATAATACAAAGAAAAATACAGAAAGTTTTTTTATTGCTAAAACAATTAAATTTTTAAAAAAATTTACTAATTATAAAACTATAGTTTCTTATGCAGATCCTTTTTATAACCATAATGGAACTATTTATAAAGCTAGTAATTTTAAACATAAAGGATATACGGATAAAAGTAAGGTAATATTTTATAACGGCAAAATTTACCATGATAAAGCTATAAGGTCTGTTGATGATAATAAAAACTACAAACCATTTACTTATGAAATAAAAAAAGCATTGTTAGAAGGTAAAGCTAGATATATAAACAAACCACCGAAGCACATATATTGTTATCAGATACACAGAAAAAAGGAAAATAATTTAATTAAAACTAAAATAATAAAACAATTAAATTTATTATGAATTGCTATTGGTGTGATGGAAAATTAATTGAGGGTTCAAGTATCGATACTGACGCTTCAATGCATAGAATTTTTTATGATAAGTATTCAGTAATGACTAATTTGCATTGCACTAAATGTGATTCAGAAGTATATATTTTAAAAAAAAGGGATGCTTACGACTAGCCAAAAAAAAAGAGGGTTTTTATACCCTCTAGTGTTTTTAGTGTGAAGTGTGGGCGGTAAGGCGGTTCTTTAAAGAAAGATTACTTACGCTTTAATGATAACAATGTCACCTAGTCAACCTACATACTATGTATTACCAGAATCTTGGTTTACATCGTATTCTACAACTTCCCAAACTTGGATAAATGTTTGTAACCAATCTATTTGTTGACCAGTTAATTTACCCCTATATGGAGGACTTGTTAAATCATCCGCTGACATATTAGGTAGATGATGTTTCTTGCAATAGGCTTGAAACTGTTCTACTAGCCATAGTTGTTGTTTAGCTAAAGTCATTTGGTAGCTCCATTTAATTTTTCAATAGTTTCTTGTTTTTTTAAAAAATTTTCAAGCTGTGGTTTAAGCTCATCTACTACATCCTGTTCCTCAATCCATGCAGAGTCAAAGACCCCATGTTGCATATAATCGAAGATTTCAAGTAAGCATCTTGCAGTTTTTTTGGTGATTTTAATGTTGTCCATGTCAAATAAGAATTAAGAATAAAAGTAAATAAGGTAATAGTGCGAAAGTCATTATTTAGCTCCTTTTTTGCGATAAACAACCGCATAACTGCATGACTCCGCTAACTCTGGATTGAGTACGTTTTCACAGAAAACAGAATAATCTGGATGTAACCAGTTTTCTAATTCATTATCTGAATCAGAGTAACAAGAAACTTTTAAATCGCTTCCTCTTCTTACATAATCAAGGTCGATAGCTTCAACTAACTCCTCATAATCACAATCAATAGTAAATACTATTCTGTATTTCCAATCGTGTGTAACCTGATCGGTAAGTATTGGATAATCGCAAAGTGACATTCCCATGGTCTTAAAAAATAAATAATGTGGATAAAAAAAGGGTGAAATTATTCACCCAAGTATGCGTCTACAAGTTCTTTATATTCTACAGAACCTTGGACTAAATCTTTGCTAGTGATGTTAGCAATAGTGGAGCTAGACATAAAAGCATTAATAAATGCATTTTCAGATCCTTTGCTATCAGCTTTAACATCTCTGTAATCTTGGAATAATGCTTGGTCGCAAAATACAACAAATGCACGTTTGCCTTCGGCTTTAGTACGCTTTAGCAATCTTGCATAAGTGCCGTTGAAAGTCATAAACCATAGACTAGCTTCTTCTGTAATCTGGTTTGGTGTAAATCTTTCCATTGTCTGTAGTTAATTAAATTAGTTAGGGAAACAATCGGTTCGACATACCGATTACTATTAAGTGTATAGATAAGTCATACATATGTCAAGAAAAAAAATTAAAAATATTGCGATTTTTCTAATATTTCTCTATATTATGGTTAATTTTACTCTTTTTATTAATGATTCCTATTACTCAGGTTACTAGAGAGTATGTTCAAGTAAATTCTGAGGGTTACCGTATTAATTCTAGTCATTGGAACTGTTCTATAGATCAATCTGTAGTTGAGTCTATTTTATTGTTAAGAGATGAATTTAATTTGGGTTATGGGACATTAGGTAAAGTTTTTAATTTACCCAGAGGTACAATTGCAAAAATCATCAAAGGACGTATCCGTTGTCAAACTCCCGATAGATGGAAAACAATCTACAAAACTAGGACGACCTACAGAGAAAGTTGATCCTGTTGAAGCAAAAAGAATTTGTGATTGGATTGCTCACGGTAAAACTTTAAGGGAATATTGTCGTACAAAAGGTAGCGTTCAATGGAGAACTATTTATAAATGGCTAGATAAAGATGAGGAGTTTCGGTCAGCCTTCGCACGGGCGAGGGATACAGGGTGTGAAATCCTGTTCGAGGAGTGCCTAGAGCTAATTGATGCTCCTCCTGTTTATTGTGGCTCTGAAGGGAACACACGCATCGATCCGAGCTTTATCAACTGGCAGAAAAATCGTGTTGAGACTCGCTTAAAAATGTTGGCTAAGTTCAACCCAAAGCGGTTTGGAGATCGTTTAGGGGTCGATCATGATGGTGGGGTTGCATTAACAGTACTTACTGGAGTTCCTGAGAAATAACAGCATCGAAGATAATGTGCCATCTATCGCTCTCTCCATTGTTCTCTGCGGAGTGAAGAACCTTATTGTTAAACCACCATACCTCTCCTACTTCAAGGTTTAGAACCCAATTACCACTAGTTAGAAAGCAATGTTGATTGCTCCTAAGTACGATATGAAACCTCTCATAGTGATCTGCATATGTTCCCTGATCGATGTGTCTTTGTACTTGACTAGTTGACTTCAAGTTAACTATCAGTACCCTTCCTAACTCCTTAACTTGTAGTGCGTCTAATATTGGTCGCATCAATGGTATAAGTGCTGTCTTGAGATATTCCATACATGGATAGTCATATGCTCCTATGTCATAAAGAACGTAGTAAGGAGACATCTTCAATGCACCACGAACATAGATAGTTTTAGTGTCTTTATGTGGTGACTTGGTAAATGTTTGTCTTGTTGTTATTTCATCCCATAACTCAGGTCTAGCATCCAACAATTCAAGCAATGGTTCAACGTCTAACCCATAGGCTATACGTTTAAAGTATTTTGTATGGGTCATAATCGGCTTTCTGTGTAGATTCTCTACGTCTTTTAACGTATATGTCTTCGGGTTGTTTCTTGCCTACTGGAAGGGCAAATGTAAGAGCTAGAGCATCCGCAAGATCAGGTGATCCACCACCTTGTAATCTCTTCTTAATCTGATCCTTAGACTCCAACACTTTCCTACCCACATTGTCGTACCAGTATATGGGTGTAGCCAATTCTTGTTTGAGTGCCACATTATCAGGTATCGCACCACCTTCTTCTACCCACTCCTTCATCAACCACCACATCTCTGTCCTACGGTTAATGTACTTATCGGGATATGTAGCCTTACCACCAAATGGTATTTCGATTACGTCATATCTAAGTTGCCTTAATCTATCGATTACACCACCTCCACCTCCACTATCACAGAACACAGCATCAGGTTTATGTTCCTCCATAAGATTGGCAACTCTAGTAGCTAAATCCATATTGTCTATACCACGATAAATAACAGGTTTAAAAGCTTGTCTACCTTGTCTACGAAACACTACTGATCTATCGTCCCCAAATCGTGCAATATCTACACCTAACACTACAGGCGAATGTCTTACATGATCTGGTTGATACACACGTTTGGATGCTTCTTCGGTATCTGCTAATGCTATTAACTGGTC